CTGAAATGCCCGTACAAATTCCAGACGATGACGAGTTACACGGTGAATTGTGTAGTTTAGGTTTTAAATTTAATAGTTCGGGGCAATTACAAATTGAATCAAAAGATGACTTAAAAGCGCGAGGCATGCCTTCCCCGGATGGAGCTGACGCCTTGTCTTTGACATTTTTTGGTGGAATATATCATTCAGAAGTAGAGTTCCCAGTAATAAAACGTCAGCCTTTTGAACGTGGAATGTTTTCATAGATTGAGTTAAGGAGTAAACTAGCTCAACTATTGATCTAAGGATAGAACACCATGGCTTATAAAGACCCAAAAACCACACATAAAATCCGTGAAAGAATTTCTAAATGGGACAAGTATTGGCGTATCAATCGTCAACAATATTATATGTGGATTGGTTTTGTCATGGGCGACCAGTGGCGAGAAGACGAATCAAGATTGTTTGAACGATATAATAAAATCCCTCTGACGTTTAATAAACTTGGCGTGTTGATGAATCATTTACTTGGCGATCAACGACAAAATACCCCGCAACTTCAAATTATTCCCGATGAATCAGTGCCCGAACAAACTGCAGAAGTAAGAGCGGCATTAATTAAGAATATTGCCTTAGATTCGAACTCTAAAATGGTTTACCAAAATGCTTTTATGCAAGCTATTGTAGGTGGCTTTGGTGCTTATCGCGTGGGGACGGATTATGTAAGCGATTATACTTTTGATCAAGATATTAAACTTTACAAAATTGATGATCCTTGTCGTTGTTATTGGGACATGTCGGCGCAAACTGAATCTAAAACTGACGGTATGGCATGCGGTACACGAACTCGAATGTCACGTAAAAAATTTGCTGCAATGTATGGGAAAAAATTAGAGCGCAGTATAGGTCCTTCTCATGGTACGGATGACCCTATGGGCGAGGATAGTACTTCTATTACGTTTGCCGATGATGACTCAATTACGATTATCAATGATTATGAGCGCGAATATGACACTATAAAAATTTATAAGCTTTCAAATAATAAAATTGTTGATTCTAAGGAATTTAATAAACTTGAACGAAGAAAAATTGATGATATTGAATTAATTATGTATGGGGACGAGCCCGTAACTGTTTTAGATAAACGTGATACTTATCGATATACCGTTAAACATCGTGAAATAGCAGGCGATTTTATTTTAGATGAAACAGATTTTCCTAGTGAACAATTACCAATTGTTTATGTTGATCAAAATTCATATTTAGATAAAAACGGCCAGCAGATTACGCGCTCATTTTTCCAAGATGTACGAGACGCGCAAAGATTTTTAAATTATCTAGCCACACAAACCGCTTATTTATTGAAAGTATCGCGTTATGACCAATTTATGGCGCCTAGAAAATCAGTAGCTGCTAATGATACACAGCAAATATGGCGTGATCCCTCCGCGCAACAAGGTGCCTTAATTTATGATGAGACGCAAAGCGGATTAAAACCAGAGCAATTAAGACCGCCTGAGTTATCAGCATCTTTAACCCAACAATATGAACGATGTTTGATGGATATTCAAAGCGGGACAGGGCTTTATAATACGCAAATAGGGGAAAAGGGAAATGAGATATCGGGAAGCGCTATTGATGCTCGCACTCAACGCGGTAGTTATAATACTTTTGTACCTTTTGATAGTCTTAATAGAGCGATAATTACTGGCGGCCAGATAATTAATGAGATGATTCCTAAAGTTTATGATGTTGAACGTTTAATGGTTTTGGCAATGCCAGACCGACAAAATGCTCAAATCACTATCAATAAAGCTACAGATCAATATGGTTTAAATATTGAAAATGATATGACGCAAGGGCGTTATAAGATTAGATTAATGCCTGGGCCAAGTTATGAAGGTCAGAAAACAGAAGCTTTAGAATCAATGAATATGATCTTAAAAGCAAACCCGCAATTATTTAATGTTATTGGCGACTTATACGTAGAAAATTTACCATTGCCCAATAATATTGAATTACGTAACCGTATTAGAACTTTGGTACCGCCTGAAATTATTCAAGCTGGAAAAACTGGGCAACCATTACCGCCTAAACCCCCGCAGCCTAATCCTGACCAGATTATGGCGCAATTAAAACAACAAGAATTGCAGCAAAAAATGCAACAAATCCAGATTGATGCACAGCAAAAAGAAAAAGAATTATCATTAAAGCAAGCGGAATTGCAGCGTAAGGCTTTAGAAACGCACGCCGATATGACAATGGAATGGGAGAGACTGCAATCTGACAAAGAGGCGGCAGCTGCAAAATTACAAGAATCATTATTAAAATATCAGGCAGAAATGCAACGCGCTAATGCTGATATGCAAATGGGACATGCTGATAATTTAGTTAAAATATTAACGCATCATCCAAAAGAAAATAAAACACAAGGGAATCAAAATGTCAGAAGCTAAAAACGTAGACAATATATTGACGCAGCCAATTAATGATAATGAAACGATTGCGCCAGCTGTGCCAGTTGTGCCAGTTGTGCCAGAAGTTAAAGAACCTGATTCAGCATCGATAGAAGCGGCTCCCTCCTCAAATACTTATGGCGAAAATGATAAAGCACCGCAAACAAATTCTAATAAAGTTGATGATTCTCCTATAGATGAATATGGCAATCCGGTTGAAAAGCCAAGAATGTACTCAGAGGATGAAGTACAACGCATGATTAGAGAGCGTTTATCACGTGGAAGGCATGCTGAACAACCGACAAAAAATGAAGTAAATGATGCCGCTAGAAATTTTAAGCCAGATCCTGATAGTTCCGAATCATGGGAGGCACAACTAGAAGAATTTGTAGAGAAAACAATAGAAAAACGCCAATCAAAACTAGAAAGAGAGAGATGGCAGGAAGACCAGCGCAATATTCAAGCTGATTTTGAAGCAAAATTTAATACTGGTATGAATAAATATAAAGATTTTAAAGAAGTTGTGGCAAATAAACCTATTACAGACGCTATGATGCTCGCTACTCGTTCTATGGATGATCCGGCGGCATTTATTTATGCTGCAAGTAAATTACAACCGAAGGAATTAGAACGTATTGCTAATTTACGTGATCCCTATCAGCAAGCAACAGAGATAGGAAGACTTGAAGAAAAGATGAAAAGAACGAGAAATGCTATTAGTAATGCGACAAAGCCTATCAATCCAGTTAAAGGTGATATGACAACTCCTATGATTGAGAGAAAAAGTATAGATCAATTAATAGCAGAGCATGCAAAAAGTAAGGCAAGGCGTTAATGGAAACCAAACCATGTTTTAATCCAAAATGTGAATATAATATTCCGGTGATTAGGCCGCATATTCACGTTATCACTTCCAATGGATGCTATATAAGATATATTATTGAGAAACCAAAGCTAAAGATTAATCAAATAGGGGATGATCATGCCTATACCTGGAGATAATGGAAATCCTGCAAAAGAAAAGAAAGAGCAAGAAAATAGAATCACAGACGTAGCAAATAAAGATGCTTGCGTTCAGAAAGAAGTTATTTTTAATAAACCAGCGTCTAAAGAAAAATGTATCTTTGGAGAAATCTAATGGCTAACGAAAAAGAATTATCTTATGAAGCTATGTCAAATGGTGGAAAAGAAGGTGGCCAGAGTATTACTAAAGAAGACAATAGCATTCATTCAAAATACTGGGATAAACCTATGTGCAACAATTATGAGGATACTCGTAAAGGTTGGAATGCTAATGGCTATAATCAATCTGGATTTAAGTCATGAATTTAAGAAACCAAACGGATGTGGTATTTGCAGATGGAACGGATCAAGATGATAATCCAAAGATTCCGACAAAGTCTCAATTTCCTGGGGATAAGATGCCACAAAAATCCCGTGTAAAGAAGACGATGAAAAAACGATCAATTAAACTAAGACCATTTAAAGAACATAGATAAGGACATCAATATGGGTAAGCAAACGATAAGTAAGAAAGAAGTTAAGAAAATGATTAAAAGTAGTGAGAAGAAAGATAAAAAACAAGATGCCAAAATGATGAAGAAAGGAAAGAAAAAGGATTGCAAATAATGGCAAACAAACCAAAGAATTGGATTGCTGGTGCAACAAAAAATAAAGGTGCTCTTCATCGAAAATTACACGTTCCAGAAGGTGAAAAAATCCCCGCTAAGAAAATGGCAAAAGCGGCAAAATCTAAAGATCCAAAAGTTAGGAAAGAAGTTGCTTTAGCTAGAACATTAGGGAAATTTCATAGGGGATAAAAATGCAATTAACGGCATTAACGGATGGAGCCATTAGACAACTTGCCGAAGTTGTTTCAAGGCATGAAAAGAATACAAATCTTGATCAATTAATTTCTGATGTTAGACTAGGCATAGAATTATTTGGAAAATTTAAAAATGAAATTGATGGATTGCATCCATTAGTTTTACATATCATAAAATTATTGATTTAGGGGTTTTAAATAATGAAGAAAGCAACTGGTAGTCATCATGAAAAGGCAAAAAAACATCTTGAACGTGCAATGCACCATATAGAAAAAGCAAATGCTAAACATGAGAAAGCTGAACACAAGATGCCGAAAAAACATCACAAGAAATAAAAGAATTTATTAAAGACCGATTAGTATTCGATCTTTTTTTAAATGGAAGTTTAAATTAATTAAATTTTTTAGAGGAAAAAGATATGAATATTAATAATACTGATCATGATTGCGGTTGTTGTCCTGGACCTGTAGGTCCTGTAGGTCCGCAAGGTCCACAAGGTTTACAAGGTGTTCCAGGGCAAAATGGTGCACAGGGTCAGCCTGGTCAAAATGGTTCACAAGGTATTCCAGGCGCAGATGGTCCAGTAGGCCCTATGGGGCCACAAGGTCTGCCTGGTTTAGATGGTAAAGATGGTAAAGATGGTAAAGATGGTTTGCAGGGTCCTCAAGGTGCTCAAGGCCCTCAAGGTGCTCAAGGCTTACAAGGTTTGCAAGGTCAACCTGGACAAGCTGGTCAAAATGGAGCGCAAGGTCCTATAGGTCCGCAAGGTCCACAAGGTCAGCAGGGTATACAAGGTGTTCCTGGAAATTGTGTAGAATGTCCATGTCATTGTGATGAGCCGGAATTTGCTGAAGTATTTTCAAAACTTGATCAAAATTTAGCAGCATCTCCTGGTCCCAATCTTCCTGGTCAGGTTGTTATATTTGAAAATACGATTTTTGCAACGGCCAACATTGATGTTAGTAACGCTAGCGTTAACGGTAAAGTCGTTATCAATCGTGCAGGTTGGTATGATGTTGCAACTGGAATTTGTGGTTCTTTAAATCCGATTGCTACGCCGCTCCCTTCTTGGACATTATCAATATTTAAAAATGGTATTTATGTTCCAGGTTCAACATTTGCTAATCAAACTATCTCACCTGAGCAAAAATCTAATGAGATTGTTGCTGATGTATTTGTACATTTTAATGTAGGTGATGTTTTAGAATTAGCTAATACATCTAGTGCCAATGTGGTAATGGCAGCACCAATATTAGGTACTACCGCTCCAGCAAGTAGTGCTTATATGAAATTAATACTTTTAAAAGCTGATTAATAGTACAATATAAATTATTCGATTTTTCCTTATTGAGGGTACTTCCTGCGGAGTGCCCTGTTTTTTTTGAGGTGGAGTATGCCATTAAAAAAGGGACGATCAAAATCAGTAATTAGTTCTAATATTAATGAAATGGTAAAGGCTGGACATCCTCAGAAACAAGCTGTAGCTGCCGCATTGTCTACGGCTAGAAAATCAGGCGCAAATATTCCTAAAAAGAAAATGAGTCATGTTTCTAAGTCGAGGATTGATAATTATTCTCGAAAAAAGAAATAAGTTTCATAATTGGATAAATGACTTGAGGAACAATAGCATTTCCTACACTTCTAAGTTTGTCCAACCTATTGGGTAGCCCATTATCAATTCTGCTAACGTGATGGTTAATGGTGAACCAGTCTCGAGCTGACAAAGTCTTCCAAGAGATAGGCTTGAGTTTTTCCCATTCTGATTGTAACGTCTCCATGTCCCATTCTTTGTTTTTTTGAATTGATCTTGTTTGCCAATAATAGATGCCACGGTGGCATCGCATGATAGAACGGTTGGCAATAATCCATAACCTGTCTCGTCTATGTGGAGCGTTCGCGGCACAAGCTGGAATAATGAATGCTTGCGATTCGTAACCTTCTCGCGCCAAGTCATCGATGATATTGTCGAGTTCCATTTCAATGATTCCAGGCACATTTTCCGCAATAATCCAATTGGGCTTACATTCTTTGATGATTCTGTACATTTCTGGCCAAAGATATCTATTATCATATTTTCCTCTTTTTTTTCCCGCAATACTGAACCCTTGGCATGGAAATCCGCCAGTTAATAAATCTATTTTTTTATTGAAATAAAAAGTTTTTATATCATCGTGAATAGGGATATTGGGAAAATTTTTAGTTAAAATTTTTTGACAAAATTTATCGATTTCAACAAATTGGATTGTTTCTATTCCGCACCATTTTGCTGCTAAAGCAAATCCTCCTATTCCTGAAAATAAATCAAGATGGTTCATATAATTTATTTTCTATTAGATGAATAAGCATTTTTGCTAAACAGTTAGCGAGATTAACATCTTGAATTTCAGCAATACCATATCTATATTCTGTAAGATAAGTTATTTGTTTTCCTATCATAATTTTTTGTATTATTATTGATTCCGAACTGTCTTCTAATGTTTCTGGTAATATTTCTAGCAATTCAGGAACAGAGAATGCAGCATATTTATTTACAATATATTTATCATCATAATAACAATTAGCAGCAAATCCGGTTTGTATTTTAGTTTCAATTATTACGTATTCTTCAGTTTCTGGATTTTTTTGTATTAAATGTGCTAATTCAACGTGGATCATTAAACTATCTTGTTTTACATTTAATTCTTTTAATTTTTTTGCAAATTCTAAATTTATAAATTGATCTTTTAAAATCATTTAACACGCCTCATTTAAACAATTAACACTATTTTATATATGATATTAATTTCATTTATAAAATATTAGAATATTTATATATAACAATTAACAAATATTAAATTTTATTTTTACCTTTTCTTTTTCTCTAACACAATATTCTGAATTTGTTCTTCATCATCCACATTTACACTCTTTAATGTTAATTCTTTATTTTCCAATTTTTGCATGAATTTATTGAAATCAATTTTTTGTTGGGGAGTGAGAGATTTCCAAAAATAACGAGCTTGGGTACGGGTCATTTTTGGATAGGCTTTATCTTTATGATTCATATCAATATCTCTATATATTGTTGTATATCAGTTTAACATCTTTAAGAGATTGCCAACAAGGTCAAAATAAGAGCATAATCTATCCAATTGGTGTGTATGTTTTGGAAATGGCCACCACATTTCGCTAAGGTGTGTATACCGTCTCCCACTTAGACAATGAAAAGAACCGCTGAAAAGCATTACTAATTATTGTTTGAAGGAGTCGCCCATGAGTGCTGGCGCTAATGTATTTGAAACTACACAGTATGTCTTAGATGAAACTTTCGTTCGCTTTATCAATTATTTGAATTATGCCAAGGTTGCAAATCGTAATCTTGAAGGTGATTTCAAAGGTCTAAAATACGCAACTGGTCAAACTATTAACTATCGTTTAGAAGAACGTTATATAGGTGGATTTGGCGCAACTGCTGTTGCAGAAGCTCGAGTTCAAGTTATTCGTCCATTAACTATTGATACACAATTCCATACCATGGTTGAATTCGATGGTTTTGAATTAACATTTGATAGAGCGCGTGATCAACCTTATTTAGATATGATGTTAAATCCTCGTGCAAAACGTTTAGCCAACATGGTTGAACAGTTTATTGCACAAACCAATCTTCAACCCTCTGTTTATCAATTCGTTGGTACTCCTGGTGTCGCTATTGATTTCAATACTGTCACTATTGCTGATGCTTATATGACAGAATTGGGTATTCCTGAAGATGGAAATCGTTATTTCTCAAATTCACCCATGGTAAGTGCTGGCCTTGCATCTAGTTTATTCAACGTATTTAACATGACAGTAAATAGAGGTGCATTACTAGATGGTTTCATTGGTCATTTATCTGGATTTGATTTCTTCAAAACAAACTTCTTAGCCAGACATACTGCTGGTTTGGGTCAGGCAGGCGGTTCACCTCCTACTGGTTTTCTATTAGCAGGTACTGTAACTAATGGTCCTATTACAGGTGGTAATACCATTTCTGTAACTGGTTTAGGTCAAGCTCCAGGTGCGCTTGTATTTAGAAAAGGTGATTTATTAACTTTCTTAGATGCAGCGGGTGTATTTATGGTTAATCCATTAAACTTTGATTCATTGCAAACACCAGCTCAATTTGTGGTAACTGCTGATGTAATCTCTGCTAATGGTACAACTGCTGATATTCCAGTTAATCCAACTATTGTTATAAGCGGAGCAAGACAAAATATTTCTGCTGCTATTCCACAAGGTGCTCAAGTCCTTATGGCAGAAACATTTAATGATTCCATTGCCTTCCATAATCAAGCGATTGTATTTGCAGCTCCCCCAATCAAAGAATTGAAAGGTGGTGTTGAAGCAGTTACGTCTTATAGTGATCTTTATAAGATGGCAATGACTTATTCTCTAGGTGCTGATATTCGCAACTATGTTCAATTAGATCGTATTGACATTATTGCTGGTGTAGCTATTAACCCAGAGTTTGCCATTCACGTACTTTCATAATATTAAAAAGGGCGGATATAAATTATATCTGCCCTTTTATAAGGATAAAAAATGCAAAAAGAAGTTAAAAAACCTTCTGAACAAGTTTTATATATGGGTAGATGGGTAGATAAAAAATCATTTCGTGCTTATGTATATAACGAAAAAACTGAAAAACTCGCTAATTCTTATGAAGAATATGAAGAATTAGTGACAAGTGGATTATGGTTTACTGAAAAACCTGATGCTTCATCTAAAAAAGGGAAGCTAAAAAATGGCAACACAGACGGTCAAGCAATTTGTAAGTGATGCATATCAATTAGTTAGTGCAAGCAGTCCTACTACGCCTTTGCATGGTAATGATATGTTTAAAGGTGTGCAATTTTTGAATGAACTAATACAAGATTATAGTAGTTCTGGATTATTAATTACTATTGCTAAACAAATCACTACAACCGTTGCTATTAACCAAGAATTTGTAACATTTGGAGCGCCTGATTTTGTACCCACTCCAGATGTAACGGTAGGAAGATTAGCTAATTTAGAAAATGCATGGCTTGATTTGGAAGGTGTGACTTATCCATTAATTGATGAAAGTCGAAATGTGTTCTTTTCAAGTTATAAATTTGATCCTCAACAAGGTTTACCTAGATTTATTATTTTAGTTAATGAAACAAATTTAACTAGATGCAGATTATATCCTGCGCCCTCTCAAGTCTATACATTAAATATATTTGGAAAATTTGAACCATTACCGCTTGATGAAAATTCAGATATGTCAGGTTTTCCTCTTTATTATCGACGTTATTTAAAATTTGCATTAGCACGTGATTTAGCTTTTTACAAAGGACGTTCATCGGCTTGGGATAATAAATTGCAAATGATGTATGACGAAGCACGTAAAAATATGGAATCAGCAACAGCAATGAATCTATTAATTGATAGTTCTAATGAAAGCTATTTGAATGGTTCATGGCGTGTCATGGCAGGTATATAATGCTGAGAGATCAAGCTGGTGAAATTGAAAAAGCAACTATTAGACCATTGTCCATTATTGGTCCATATGATATTCAACGATTTAAACAATTTAGTCCGCAAGATACAGCTAATTGGTATATAACACCTGGTCAAAGCACTAAACGTCCTCAGTCTATGTATCCCACTATGGGAAGAAGGCACATTAATTTCTTAGGCGTTAATAGATTAATATTTCCAGCCGAACCACGTGGATTTTTTAAAACGATTGATTTTTGGTATTCCGTTGTTGGTAATAGTATTTATAGAGTTGATAAATTCTTTAATCAAATTGAAATTAGCGAAGGAAAATTATTATCCACAAGTGGAAATGTATTTTTTACTTATTTAGTTGTAAATTCATTGGTTTTTGCTTGTTTTGTTGATGATCAAAAAATTTATGTCTATCAAGAAAATACTGGAACATTTGATGTGGTAACAGATCCTAATGCTCCTGGTAATTTTACTGTGAATGGAATACAAACGAAGCCAGGATATATAGCAGCATTTGGTAATAGAATTACAGTTTCTGTTGCTAATAGTTCGCAATTTGTCTTATCAGCTATTAATTTATTAACAGGAACACCTGCCGTATTTAATCCAGCAACTTGTTTCACAATTAATGGTGCGCAAGTTTTTGCTCAGGAAAATGGAAAAATTCGGCAAATGGCGGTATTGCATAATACACTTTATATTTTCACCGATTATACAACAGGAATTTGGCAAAATACTCCCGCCATATTTTCAGGAACTGGAGTTAGTTTTCCTTGGAAAAAAAATTCAACTTATGACTGGAATTATGGAATTGCTGATCCTTTATCATTGGATGTTAATTTTGGAAGAATGGCATTTTTAGGTAAAAATTCTGAAGGTTTATTGCAGGTAATGGCATCCAATGGAGATAAACCTATAAGAATAAGCACAAAAGCTGTTGATGTGATGATACAGGATTATACCAATAAATTTGCAAATGATAGTCCATTTTTAAATGGCAAATCAGATGGATTTTTATATCAATATGAGAACACAATTTTTTATAGAATATCTGGTGGAAAATATACAAATGCTGGAATATTAGACCAGGAAATTAATAATAATAGCATCGAATATAATTTTGAGTCGCAAGAATGGCATCGATGTATTGAATTAAATGGTGAAAGAAGTCGAGTTCAAAAACATATATTTTTTGATACTCGCCATTTAGTTACGGTTTTAGATGAAGGAACGGTATATGAATTTTCCGGTTCTTTTTACACTAATGAAGTTAGAAATAATGATGCTGAAGATCCACAAGATGTAGATGCTTACATTCAGTTTCCTTTTAGATATGAACGTACCACTCCTATTATTTCTGAAGAAGATTATTCAGAATTTGAAACAGAATATGTAGAAATTGATTTTGTTTTTGGTGATAGTAATATCAATTTTTCTTCAGCTCCATTTGCTAATACTCAATTCATTATTGATGAAGTGGGTGATGCTGATGGTAATCCTATATATATCATTGATGAAGTTAATGATTCTGATAATCAACCTGTTTTTATGATTACAGAAGAAGGTAATACACCTGGTATAAGTGAAAAGACTTATAATGCAATTTACAAACCTCATGTTGAGTTATATTGGTCAGATGATGGTGGTATTTCATTTTTTCCAGCGGATGTGAGAGAGTTTTCTCAAATGGGGGTTTATCAGTGGCGTATGCGCTGGTATCAACTTGGTGTATCGCGTAATAGAGTTTATAAATTGATTTGTGTGAGTCCAATTCCTATTGTTGTTTTGGGGGGTGTGATGAATACAAGGAGAGTTGGTGGTGGTGCCAATTAAGGAGGATTTATGGCTAATCCAGTTAATCTGCCTCGTTTAGATGCACCCCCTATTGATTACGATAAATTATCGCCTGAACTTAAGCGATGGTTAGCTAATTTAGTAGATGTTTATAATGAAGCAATGACACAAATTGAAAATGCTTAATAGGATGATGCCATTATGGGATTTAATTGGGGAAATGCTGGTATAGGTGCTTTTGGTGGTGGTGGTATCACTGGCGCATTAAGTGGATTTATGGATGATGGTAGTGATGCTTATGCAGCTGCAGAAAAAGCTGCTAATCAAGGTTGGAATGAAGCACAAGGATTTGAAAAACCATATTGGCAACAAGGATTAGATCAATATGGGAGATTAAATAGTGCTGAAAATTCACTTTTAGATCCTGGAGCATTAGAAGCTCAATGGGCAGCTGGTTATCAAACATCTCCTTATGCAAAACAGATGCTCGAACAAAATAAAAATTCAGGATTAGATGCTGCCAGTTCCATGGGTCTAATGGGAAGTAGTGCGGCAATGAATAATATTCAAGTTGGCGCTGGCAATATTGTTAATCAAGATCGTCAACAATATATGAATGATTTGATGAATAAATATTTAGCTGGAATTGGAATTGGTCAAAATATTTATGGAACAGGAGCACAAATGGGTGGTCTCTTAGGAGGTCAAGCCATACAACATGGTGAAGATCTAGCTGGATTAGAATATGGTCGTGTTGGAGCGCCTGGACAAATGAGAAATCAATTAATTGGTACTATATTTAATACGGGTGCTAATTTAGCTACAGGTGGAATGAATGGTGGCGGAATGGGTGGCGGTAGAAGTTATTTTGGTGGTGGTTATTCAGGATAGGAGATAAAAATGCCAATTACAGGACCCATACCTTTGCCAAATGTTGGAATTGATGCTTTTTGGCAAGGAGCAAATAATACTCAAAACATGATTAATTCCATCATGAAAAATAAATATGATCAATCCATGTTAGGCGTTAATCAGGCAAGACAGGAATATAACAAAGCGATTTTGCCTTATTTAATTCAACAATATCAAACGAACGCTAGAAAAGCTAAATTACAAGAAGATTTATATAATTATGCTTTTGGTCAAAATAATAATCCGCAAGATAATCAATTTGCTCAACCGCAGAATCAATCATCTCCTGTGATTCGTCCGCCAATGGATAATCAAACTGTTAATGGAATGTCTAGGGAGCAATTAGTTGGAATAGCCAATAGAGATCAAGCAAATTATGATGCTGCACATGGTTATACTCCTCAGCAACAAAGCAATATCAATCCACAGCAAATGGCTAATCAAGGAATGGTTCAACAACCAGAAAATACATTACCGCAATCTCAAATACAGAATGCGCCTAATGAACAACAAACTTCTGGCGCTCCCGTTCCAGATTATATTCATTCAAATTTACAAAATAATTTACCCAATAATCAAGAAATGGTAATTAGACAAGGTGATCCCAGTCGAGAAAAAATGAATAGAGCGGCTGGCATGACAATTATGGGTATAAGGATACCAGATATTAAATCAAATACAGTAGATGGTATTAGATATGATACTTATCCAAATGGAAAAATAACCGCTCAAAAAGTTGGCCCTAGTGCCGATGAAAAAGCACAAATTGCATTACAAGCTGCTGAAAATAGAGAACAAGCAAAATCAGATATTAAAGCAAGTGCCGATATTGAAAAAGATATGCCAGGTGTAATAAGTTCAATGCAAAATATGGCATCTTTATATAACATTGCAAAAAGAAATAAAAATTCAACTGGATTTTTTTATAAATTGCCATTTTCACAAACAGGAACGCATGATCCAGATACCTCTGAATTTATTACTAGAAGTAATGCAGCTCAAGCTGAAATTGCTCGCGCCAATACTGGAAAAAATACTGGTATAAAATCTTTGATGTTAGCAAAATTTCAAAAACCAGATGTTAGTTTTAGCAACGAAAGAAATTTGACAGCATCTAAAACTAATTTAGAAATAGCTAAAAATACTTTTGATGTAAATAAAGCTAGATGGGAAAGATATCATCCAGGAAAGAGTTTTCCATTTAAAATACCAGATGAAGTAAATCAGATTTTATCATCTCCTACTAATAAGGATAATACAGAAAAAATGGTTTTAGTTAGAGATAATCTAACGAATAAAGTCACTAAAATGACTATGAGTGATTTTAATAAGTTGAAAGGTACTTCTAAATGAAACCTCGTTATGAGATTGTAGATGATGAACAAACACAAAAACCTCGTTACGAAATAGTTGATGATAATCAACTGGAACATCCTTATTCTGAATCAATTGGGGCTTTAAATAGAATTAAACAAGGTGCTGGAATCGTTGGTAGCGATATTGCATCATTGCCAGGAAAAATTGGTAATGTAGCTTTTAATGCAATTAATGCTGCGCCATCTCAAATAGGAGGATTGGCTAATCAAATAGCATTTAATCGTCCTCGCATTCTTGGAAATATGGCCGTTGCTGCATCAAATGTAGTAAAAGGCACTTTAAATATACCTTATGAACTTAGAAAATATTTAGCTCATATTGGCTTTGCAGATCCAAATAAAATTGAAGATACATTACATTTAGAACATGAGCCTATTGGTGAAGAAATTCAAAAATTAATGGGGCCAAAGGAGCCTGGAGATGAATTAATTCAAAATTTAACACAATTAGCGCCTTTTCTTCCTAAAACAGGTGAATTAATCTCTTCTACTGCATCAAAAATAACTCCTAAAATAATTGGAAAAGAAGATCCATTATTAAAAGCGCAAGAAGTCACATTAGAGCATGGTATTAATCAGAAACAACAAGAAATTGAGCAAGCAAATTTAGAACATGAAATTCAAGCTCAAGCACATAACCAGGCTGTTGCGCAAGCTAAAAAACAATTAAATTTAGCCGATGAAAATCGTATGGAGTTTAAATTAAATGAACAAAATAAAAAACTTAATGAAGCAAAGCAAAATAATGAAATTTTAAAAAATAAATTATCTCAAATTCAACCATTACCAGAATCTCCCAAAATACCTAATCCAATTCCAAAACCAGAATTGGGAGAAGAACCAATTGAGCCATCTCCATTAGATGAATCACACTTGGTTAGAATAAATAATGCTATGCAACAAGAAAATGAAGCGGCTAATAATGTTGATAATGCTATACAGCATCATGAAAATATTTCTAATTTATCTAATCAAGCTGAAGATAATATTGGAGAATATTTAAACAAAGGAGCTTCTCATGATACTAGAGTTGGATCAGCATTAGATAAAAGAATTGATTCAATAGAGAATTATTGGAAAGATGCATATTCAAGATTTAAAAATAATATTAAAGATTTAAAGGTTGAAATGCCTGAAAAGACTTTAAAAAATTTTGATATTGATATGGATGCAATAAGAAAACATATAGGAGCTGCGAGAGTCACAGTAATAAAAAATATTCCATCCGAAGAAAATGATGAATTGTCACATTTAATGTCTATTGCTCCAACATCTAAAGATATTAATGCTTCTGATTTTTTAGATAAATATCAAGATTTTAAAAATGCTAGATATGATTTATCTCAACGCGCTAAAGAACCGATGTCTCGTTCTGAAAGAAAAAAATTATTTGATGCATACAATAACACACAGGATATTGAAGATTCAGCAAGAAAAGCATTAGAAGATGGATTAGGGCCTTATTCAGATGAACTTAAAAGAATAAATCATGGTTATTCAACTCAAGTTTATCCTTTACGCGGAAATTCTGTCGTAAAACAAATAAAAAATAAAGAAGCCTTACCTGATAATATGATTAAAACTCTTCGTACTAATGAAGAAGGTATGCCGCTCCTAAGAGAATTAATTAAGCAAGATCCTGAAATATTAAGAAATATTGTTGGTCAACGTTTTGAAGTTGATCCTACTGAAATTTACGAACCAAATGAACGAACTCGTGAATATATCAATGAGATGCCTCAATTACAGCGATTAATTAATAGTAAAAGTCAAATTGATAATGCTGTTAATGAAGCTAAAACACATTTAGAAAATGCTAAAGAACAACATAAAAATGCTAAAGAACAAGTAAAACAAACAATAGGTGAATCAAAACAAGCACAAAAAGAAGCTGAACGGGCAGCTAAAGAATATCAATTAAAAATTAAAGAACGACAAAATAAATTAAAAGAACATGAGTCGCAAGTAAAATCACAAGAAAAAGCTTATCAAGCTGAATTAAAATCACATGAAGCTAAAATTAATGCTCATGAAAAAGAAAAGGCTAATATTCAAAAACAAATAGATAAATATGAATCTGATATAAAAGAATTTGAAACTCAAATACCCATTCTTGAAAAAAATATGAACAATGTAAGATTAGAATTTAATAAAAAACAAATTAATTTAAAACGTAAAAATGAATTAGGAAGGCAATTAGATAAAATGAAAAGAGAATTATCTGAAATAAAGAAAAAAAGAGATGAAAGTACAACTGGTCTACGAAAGGCGATATATGTAGGTTATAAATTATATAAAATGGGTAAAAAATTTAGTGGAGTGTAGATTATGATATTTATTAGAGCCGCTAATCCAATTTGGTATTTTGTAGATTTAGAAGGTCTAGGTCTTAATGATCAATTTTATGCTTTCTTTTTAACAAATACATTGCCTTATTTGCCTCAAGCTGTATATATGGATCCTAATGGGATTAGTGCTTGGTCTGATCCTATACAATTTTATCCTAATGGGACTTTGCCTGATAATTTATATTTTGACCCAACTTTAGTATATCGAATGGAAGTTCGTAAAGGTCCAACACAAAATGATCCATTAATTTATGAAATTAATAATTTTGTCCCTGGCGATAGTAGTATTAATTCAATTAATACATTCGATAATTCTGAAAATCAAATCAGTAATCCTCAATTTGCTTTAATAGATTTTGTTTCTCCATTTACCTTTACGAAAGCAATATTTGGAACTTATACCGTTAATGTTGCTCCAGGTTGGAAATTAGTATTAACCGGTATTGGCACGACTATTTTGTCTCAAATAGAATTATCTGGTGTTGATTCTAGTGGTAGTCCTATTATTCCTGGTAATCCTCCATTTGCTTTAGAGATTGATAATACTGGTTGGACTACAGCGCAGTTAATTCAAACATTTGAAGATAATGGTGCTATTTTTGCAAATGGCGCTATTAGTATGAGCATTTTAGCTCGTGCCTATGTAAATCCAGAATTAATAACCTTAACTTATTCACCTTCCTCACCTGGTACTCCAGTGGTTGTTGCTTCTGGAACAATTCCTGTTGGTGTATTTACTACATTATCTGGTGCTGTGAATTTACCTCCTTCGACTAATACGAATATAGGTAATAGTGCCTCTGTAGAAATGATTATAAATCTCTTAGGAACGGGAAAAATTGATATAACTAATGTTCAATTTTTAGGGCAAAGTGTACCATTAGCAACTGATTTTGATCCTGCTAATGATATTCCACCGTTTCAGGAACAAACTATTGAAAATCAAATTAATAATTTATTTCATGTTTATAAACAATCATTAATTACAGAGCCAAAAACGAGTGTTTTAGCGGGTTGGAATTTTCCTTTAAATCCATATCAATTTAATTCAAGAACTATCACGCTGGTAGCAGCGCAAACATCTTATATTGCTGACCAAACAATTCTTTATCAACAAGCCAATCCACTTAATTTAAAAACGGGTGTTTCAACTGTTGATACAAGTGGTGGATTAGAAATAATACCCGATGTTGGAGCTGGATTAGGTGCTACTCAATTTGCATTAATTCAATATATTGATCCAGCGACGGCAGCACCATTATGGGGAAATTATTTATCCTCACTTGCAAAGATGAGAATATTTACGCCAAATGGAACTCAAGTTCCGGTTAAAATGCGATTAATTTATAGAACGACATTACCTCCGACAATTAGTGCTACCGAACCAATAGCTAGTTGGGCATTAGGTAGTGATCCTGTTTTTGCTGCAGGGTGGACTGCAATTGCTCCACAAAATGATCCAAATTATATTTTACCTAATTCTTATGATGATTTAGGCACAGAATCTTATCCTTCATTTGCTTATGATAAATTTGATTTGCCAGCATCCACTTCAGCCACAATGACATTAGGTATTGTAATTTATACCATGAATTCATTAGTGCCAACTGCTGGCATTCAAGATGCCATAGTATTTAAAAGTATATCATTAGTGCCTAATGAATTTGCGATTGAAACTCAAGCTGAAACTTTTAATGAAGCATTAAGAAAATGCCAATTTTATTATGAAAAAAGTTATGACAATACTGTTTTACCAACTACAGCAGCTTCAACACCTGGATTAGTTTTTGCAGAACAATGGGGCGCTGAAAATGGCGGTGGAGATACCGTATTTGTTATAAGAGGATTTGGTGTTAGATATAATGAAATAAAACGTTCTTCTGCACCTGTTATAACATTATATGCTGTTACGAATGGCGCTTCAGATGGAGTTGATGCATTTCTTTTTAATAATGGCATTCAAGCAACTTCTGCTGTTATTCCTTTTTCAACAAATTGGACACTTAATGGTGATGGAGAAAAAGGATTTTGGGCAACGCCTAAAAATGCCGCAGAATTATTAACAGCTGCAGGGCCTGGTACTTATCCAGAAGGATTTATAAATTTTCATTATACCGCCGATGCAAGATTAGGAGTTTAATTATGACAAAGTTTAATGATGCTTATGATCACACTAAACCATTTTCAGATACCTGTGCGCAAATAAATTTGGCAGCAACTGTTGTTGGAAATTATACCGTTCCAGGAACGAATGAATTTCGTTATAGGGCTGAATTTTCTTATACAAATACATCTAATATTTGGGTTGGTTATAATACAACTCCTGTAGTGCCACTTTCAAATACAACTACTACAACTAACAATCAGGAATTTAGACCTGGTGCTAATGGTGATGCACGTTATGTTAAAGGTGGAGATGTTTTAAGTTTTATTACTTCAGATGTTGGTGGCGCTCAAGTAGGTATATCATTATTGCAATTACCTTCTCAATAAAAGGATTTAATTATGGTCAGTACAATAAAATTTTCACAATTTGCAGCGCCTAATCTTTCGGCAACAAATAATATGTTGGCGGGCGTAGGTTCCGGTGCTAATTTTAAAGTTAACTGGCCATTATCATGGACAACAGCATTAAGACCCATTACACCTAAAAATGGAACTTTAGGTTATAACACTGATTTATCTCAATATGAGTATTGGGATGAAACAGTTTTATCATGGGTTCAATTAAGCGCTGGTGGTATAGGAACCGTTAGTGAAGTAGATACTGGTGTTGGTTTGACTGGTGGTCCTATTACTACTATTGGAACTATTTCATTTGCACCTATTGCAGCTAATAGTTTTTGGGCAAATACAACTGGTGTTGTAGCTGTTCCAACTGTAACGTCATTACCATTATCAACTCAATTAGGCGGAACTGGCGCTGCCTTAACTCCTAATAATGGTGGAATAGTTTATTCAAGTGCTACAGCATTTGCTATTCTTGCAGGCATTGCAACCGCAAATCATGTATTGATGTCTGGAGCAACTTCAGCTCCTACTTGGTCTGTACCAACATATCCAAATACATCAGGTACGGCGGGGCAGTTTCTTGCATCAGATGGCACTAATATTGTTTTTACTTCAGCATCTTTTCCCGTTACTGTGGGCCCAATAGGTACGATTATTATTTCAGATGGCACCAATTGGATAGCATCAACTTCTTTATGGCCAAATACAGTAGGTGCTGCTGGTAAAATACTCCAATCGGATGGCACAACCAATACTTATAGCACTCCAACTTGGCCAACAGTTGCTACATCTACTGGCAGTTTTGTATATGCCGATGGCACAAATTTTGTTTCTTCAACATCGCTTTGGCCTAATACAGTTGGTACTGTTGGTAAAATTTTACGTTCAGATGGCACAACTAATACTTATTCAACAGCAACATTTGCCGATACTTATACGGCTAGCAATTTGCTTTATTCAAATGGTGCTAATACTGTTCAGGGACTTACAACGGCAAATAATGGGGTATTAATAACAGATGCTACTGGTGTTCCATCAATATTAGTTGGTCCTGGTTTTACCGGTAGATATTTACAATCTAATGCTGCTGCAGCTCCTTCCTGGTCAGCATTTATTCCCGCATCAAGCGGTGTTAATGCTGATATTACATCCATGACAGGTTTAACCGGAACACTAAAGGCTCCTACTGCCATATTAGATACGGCTGGTTTAAATATTGTAACTTTTGGTGGTATTGCATCAGCGGTGAATTATGTTGAGATAAGAAATAATTCTACTACGAATGCACCTTTAATTGATGCAACTGGCAGCGATGCAACAGTTGCTTTAAATTTAAGATCAAAAGGCAATATCTTTCAACTAAGTCCTAATAATGCAACAGGTAATGCTGAACTAAGATTTTATTTAGCAAATGGCACAAGTTATACCGGATTAAAAGCAAAAGCTGGTTCAA